TATCAGAGCGTCCTCTACCAAAGGGACCATAGTTAGTGTGTGCATTAACTCCATCAATATTTGATCCTGCCTCACCATGAGTCATAATCTTCTTAGTGGTAATATCATTAGCAGACCATCCCCATCCCTTGGCGATTCTTGCTGCCTCCTTTGCCATCGCAACTCTTTGTTCCTCTGTTGGCCACATTCCCTTATCTGGGTTAGCAGCAAGAGACAGTCCGACAGAACCACCACCGTTTCTATTATACGTGTGTCCACCAGTGCTTGATCCATACTCAAATTTAAAGTCCGGTGTACCATCCTTAGTGAAGACTGTGTGATATGGTCCGTAAGTGCTGTAGTAATTTCCAGCAGTCCAGTGTAGATAAATGGCCTTACCTTTCTTTGAAAGTTGTCCCGAAGCCTTAGAATTTATTTGTCGCGGACTTCCAGTAGTTGAAGATGAAGACTTTGTAGAGGAATCCTCATCAACTCCATCTGGTTTGAGAGTACCTGATCCACCAAACGCAGTTCCACCTTTCCCGAATATTGCTGGGAAGAATGATGCTGCTGCATGTGGAATTAACTTAGTGTAAAAACCAAAAGAGAATGGATTAAATGGATTTAATATTGAAAAATCTGGCAACTCTTTAACCTCTCCGTCCTTATCCGCATCTAAGAATGGGAATAATTTAGCGATTGCTTTCCTCAGTGTAAACGGACCAAATCCAATTTCAGCCACATTCATAGTTGGGAAGTCCTTAATGAATCTACCAAATCCTTCCTTGAAAAAATTAACGATAAGACCACCCACGTCCATGGCAGTCGCGATTGCTTTGGATAATTTCTCTCCTGCTTCTTTAATCCCACCACCAAGGATTATTGAGTAGAGTAAATCACCAAAAAATGTTCCTAATGTTTCGCCCAACATCGTGCCAAGGATGGGGATAGGAATGAAACTTCCAAGCAATCCACCAATAGCGGCACCCAAACCTTTAAATACTGCCTGACCTATTGGTTCACCAGCAAGTAAAGAAGCAACAGCAACAACGATAGGGCCTAAGATAGGAATTCTACCAAAGATACCCTTTGCTGCCTTCATTCCTGCTTTACCAAGTAGCTTTGTTGCAAGTCTTTTAGGTGCTTTCTTTATCCCACCCTTCATGACACTTCCTTTAGCAGTGCCAACATTACCTCTCAGTGTTCCTTTCTGTGGTTTGGAAATAATATCTCCCTTTCTTAGTGCTCTATTGACTGCTGCCTTTGCTTGAGAAATACTCTTACCATTTGCTCTTGCATTATCATAAATCTGTCTCGCTTCAGGTCCGTGCAATTTCTGCATTGCCCTTGATGCACCCCGTGGACCTGTTGGCTTCATACCTGGTCTACTACCAGGTTTTGTTCCAGGTTTTGTCCCTGGTTTTTGTCCAGGTTTTTGACCTGGTTTCTGTCCAGGTTTTCTTCCACCATTTATCCTTGCCGTGGTCATACCAACAATAAGGATGGCATTGAATAAGTTTCCTAAAGCATCACCTAGAGCACTAAATCTTTCTACTGCTTCATCACCACCCCATTCTTTTAGTTTTTTCTCACTATTTTCCCATGCAGTAAATCCCCAGTTTAAGAATGTACCTAGTCCATCAACAATACCTAGAACAACATTACTTACAAGGTCAGCAATTGTTCCAATGAGAGGTAATATTTTCTTTAGGACAGGTGCAAACTTTATAAGTCTAACAATAATAAATCCAAGAATAATATTCTTGATGAAGTTCTTCATCCTATCAAAGAAACTTAACTTAGGTACTTTAAGTCCGCCTCCTTTTTTTTCTTCCTTGCTAGGTTTTGATTCTAATTTACCTTCTTTCTCTCCCCTTTCTGCTCTTTGTTTTTCCTTCCTCTCTTTCTCAATCTTTTTCTTTTCAGTTACAACAGATCCTTTTAAAAGTTTATCAATCTCTATAACTTTTGTTTTTATTACTACTGCCTTTTTGCCCGATGTTTTTGCACCAGCAGTTTCAGTACCAGAAATTGGACTGATTCTGGATAATGAACTGGTTTTTATTGGCTTAATTGCTCCACCAACAGATGAACCAGGAAGTAATTTTTGAGATGAGATTGCCATTGATTATACCGCTATCCCAAGAACTTGAATTTTTTGCTGTGAAATCATTGCGTCAGCATTAATTTGTGGGACATCCTTTCCAGTTTTTTCATCTGAGTAACTTGGTTGACCCTGTTGACCCTGTTGTGATTGTAGTTGTTCTTGATATGCTGCTGTGGATGATGGTCTTGATGATCTAGAAACGGAGGAAGTTTTTGTTCCAATCTGTTCTCTAATTTTATTATAATCAAACGCTCCTTTAGTACCCCTAGCATACGCAAGTTGATCTGCGTCACTCATCTTCGGTGTTTCTGTGGCACTATCACCGCCTCCGCCGTTGATATTAGAAGTGTCTGAGACATCATAGTCTCCATGTAAGCCACCCTTAGAAATTCCACCACCAATACCAAAATCTTTTCTCAGCTTAGCCATTCTTTTACCCAATTCAAAAATTTGAATCCTTCCATCACTATCAAAATCTAAACCTTTATTACCCGCATACCAGTATTTACTGTCTGGGTATCCTTTTGGCAAAGTTCCCTCTCTATTCGCAAGCACAAAGTCTTCCTTCTCTTTTACAAAAGCAGGTAAGAATGTAGCAGTGTATAAATGTCCTGGAGATACTGGTCTTTTCACTCCGCTTAAACTCTTCTTCAAAAACTTTTCAATGAATGGTAGTTGTTCAGCACGAGACATTCCTTTCAAAGCTTCTACCGTTGTACCTTGTGCTCGTGCTGTACTTGGAATCATTTGAATTAGTCCAGTGGCAAGAGTATCAGGATGTTGTGCATTGGGCATCAAAGAGGATTCTGATGCCATCTTTGCCAACATATCTCCAGGATTGACACCAAGTCTCTTAGACATCTCAACCAGACCTTCTAAGAATGCGGTATCACTACCTACCTTTTGTTTTGCGACTCCTGATAATTGTAAAGGAATATCTTTTTCTGATTTTTTCTCTCCTCCTGTAGTAGCACCTGTTATTGTTGGTGTAGTTACTGCTGTATCGGGAACTGCAACATCTGGATATTGTTTTGAGAGTGCTGCACTAATGGCCGCTGGATCAAAATCACCTGCTGGAACTTTAGGTTGCTTTTCAGCAGACTGTCTGTTTTCCTCTGCTGGTTCTACGTCAGGACCGGCATGAACATGTCCACCACCAGAAGCATAAACAGATCCACTTATCATTCTGGGTCTGTTGGTTCCACCACCAGCAGCATTCATTGATGCAAGTGTACCAGATCCATATTTTTGAACTGCACCACGACTCATAACAAACTCACCTGGAGTTAGCATCGCGGGGATGGTATCGGTTCCAGATGATCTTGGACGACCATGAGCATGACCACCACCAGAAAATCCTTGAACCAAACCGCCACCAGAATATGCAGCAGTCTTTCCAGTCTCTAAGAACTTTATTTGTTCATCAATTTCTGCACCAACTCCCTGCATTCTCTCAAGGAAGTTTAATTTTGATTTCTGCTCTTCAAGTTTTTTAATTTTTTCTTCGGCAGTTCCTGGTTCAGCAGCAGTTTTTCTCTCTTGTTCATCAACTGTTCCTGGCATTAATTTGGGAATGACTGCACCTGCAACAAATAATCCAGCACCAGCAATTGCAGCAGCTGCCAATGGGTGAGCAGCAGCAAGTTTTGCAATTGTCATTGCGATCTTAGGGATGAACTTTAAAGTCATCAAGATCATCTTGGTGATGAATCTACCCAGACCATTACCAAATGCAAGGTAAGCAAAGAGAAGTGCAGGCCAAGTCTTACTTAAGAACTTACCAATAGCAGTTAATTTTTTCCGATTATCAGGATCACCCATCCATTCAAGCAATTTAAAGATTACCCGACCAAGGATAACAGTTTTAATAAAATCAAATACCCTCTCAAATAATCCTTTGACTGGTGCCAGAACTTTATCTGTTGCTTTTATTAGTCCTTTAAATATTCCTCCTTCTAACTTATCCTCAGATGCTTTTCTCTTCCGTTTTTCAGTGGTTCGACTTTGCAATTTGAGTTGCTTTTTCTTTATATTTTCTTGCTCTCTTAAACTATTAAGGATAGAATCAATTCCTTTCAGAATTTCATCCATATTTTCTTTAGTCTCTTCACCCGCTTGTTGAGGAACAATCTTTCCCGCACTAACTCTCTGTGCTTTTACAATAGCACTACCGCCACCGCCACCGAGTGATGTCCTTTGACCGGACATCGATGGTGCGGCAGATTTCTTTTTACTTATAACTTTCTCAACAAATTTTTCAAAATCTACTTTATCTTTTCTTTTCTTAAACCCTTCTTTTCTTTCAGTGGGAGATAATTTTTCACCATCAATGGTTCCCTCAGCAGTAAGTTCATCAACATACTGCTGGTATCTTTCACCGAAAAACTTAGAACCGAATTTACTAGATGGCATTCCTTTGTTTGTGCTTTAACTCTTCTTCCTCAAGATGTTGCTGTAATAGTGCAACATAGATGTCTCGTTCCCAAGGCATCAAGTTTTCAATCTCAGTTAATGAATATTTATGGTACTGCATCAAGGCAAAGTTAAGTTTGTAGTAGTTCTCCAGATCCATATGGATCATGGCTACGCGAAAAAACCCGCCAATCCCTCAATTACCACTTCACTTTCCTTCTTAGTATTTGGGTTCTTAACCTTAACAGTATGGGAAAGTTTTGGCATTGTCTCAAAGAATTTCTCAATTTCTTTGAACTGAGAAGAATTCATCTGTTCTAAGAACTCAACAATCTCTTTCTTAGTGCAATCTTCAGTTGCCCACACTTCATCTTCAGTATAAATTTTATCAATACAACTTGCAATCAAATCAAATGATTGCTCCATAGCATTCTGTTCAGTAAAATCAAAATTATTTTTGATAAATTGATCAAGAGATGGATATTTCATTTCCATCATGATAGTATCATCTAACTTAATTTTATTAGTATGGTCATCATTTCTTTGAACTTGAATATCATCAAGATTAATTTTATGTTGTACCTGAGTTTCTTCATCATCAGCGCAAGTCACAGTGACTTCAATTTCTTCACCGACTGACTTACCTCTGATATTTAAGAACAAGAATTCAATATCAAAGGTTGGGAGAGTCTCCACTTTAATACCTTTGGTTTGAATGCAGTTCTTAATTACATTCTTGATAGCATTTGTGATTTGCTTTGTATCTTCACTCTCTAAAGCAATCACAAGAACTTTCTCCTCTTTTACAAGGAATGGTCTGTATTGAATTGTCTCACCTGTAGATGGCAATTCAAGTTCATATACCGGTGTGGCAATCTTTGGTAAAGGCATGATGTCCTATAGAATTTCAGTAATTTTATTTAGATGGGTTATTATGAAAGATTTCCAAATGCTTGAGAGACGGATGGAACACTTGCTCCAATATTCTTGAAGTCAATCCCATTAGGAGTTTGTGGTATAATCTTATCATAATCAAGATCAAGATTAGCATCAAAGAAAAATTTATTATTCTGTTGTGCTTGTTCAGGAATAGTAGGTGTTGGTGGTCTAGATGGTGTTGTAGGAGTAATTGATCTACCAAGATAGTATCTAATATAACTCATTGACACAGTTATTTTTAATAATGAAGAAGCATCATAAGAAAGTGGCATCGCACTAACAGAAAGTGGGAAGGCTCTTACAAAATTATAGGTTAAAGAATTTTGATAGTTTCTTTCAAACTTTGTGACTTTCAATCCTTGATCCATAATATATTCATTTGGATATCTTGCTCTATAATGATATGCTCTTGACGCAATGTTCGGTTGTTGTTCAGTTAATGCATTTCCTCCTTGGATACCTCCTCCATCTTCATTCATAATGAATGATATCCATCTCTCAAAGAAACGAATTGACGTATACTTCTCCGCATCAACATAGAACGTAAGATCTATCCTATCATCAAACTGCCTTCTATATGCATGTTTCTCGGTCACACCCGTGCGATCATTATTATTCTCAAAAGTTGTTAGTTGGGATCCAGGAAGACTAGCTTCACTACATGACAAATTAAACGACCTTTGATTAACACCAAGAAGTGATCTCAATGCAGAGGGAAAAGGAACTTCAACATCAAAGTGTGATGTTAAAGCAGGATGCAATAATGATGATTTAATCTCGGCAATTGTTTTAGATTTACCAAGTCTATCGGTGAGTGCCATCTATAAATAGTTTTTACCTTATATATTATGTATGGCAGAAAGTATCAAGAGTAAATACAGACCGTCATATCCCAACAAATATAAAGGTGACTACACAAATATTATATGTCGAAGTAGTTGGGAACGCAAGTTTTGTCGTTGGTGTGATCTAAATGAGAGCATTCTCCAATGGGGAAGTGAAGAATTTCATATCCCATATGTTTCACCAAAAGATAATCGTGTTCACAAATACTTTCCCGATTTTATTATAAAGGTAAGAGAGAGCACAGGTGAAGTTAAAACTTATGTGATCGAGGTGAAACCCAAGAAGCAAACAAAACCTCCAGCAAAAAGAAAGAGGGTGACCAAATCATATATCTATGAATGCACTACTTGGGAAATTAATAAAGCAAAGTGGAGAGCTGCTCATGAGTTTTGTGCTGATAGAAAAATTGAATTTAAGATCATCACCGAGGACGAATTAGGTATCAAATGAACCGTATCGAATCTGTCATTAACGAAATTAAATCTGAGAGTAATGTTGATGATAGAATGACACTAATTACCTATGCACTAAATGATACAGTAACTCCTATACCTGAAGTGGGAAACATATGCACCTTTTATTATTATGCAAAAACTCCAAACATTGAATATGATCAACATCCTCTAGTTGCTGTTACAGAATTATTCAATTGGGGATTTCGTGGTATTAATTTTCATCACCAGGAATATAGACAATACACCTGGGAAGAGTTAGGTAGTCAAGTATACATAGTACAACAAGATGAACTTGATGAATTGTTATCATTACAATATGGAAAATTCGTACTAAATAAGTAAAAAGCATTTTTTTAATGGCACCCGCATTTAGAAAAGGAACGAAAGAACAGGTAAAAGATGGCGAGGCAGAATACTGGGTGCCCGAAAATACAGATACTAATGCTGTTATTGCTACAACAAATCAAACTACCATAGTTAATAAGAATCAACTTTCCACATCTGCTCAGGATAACGTACCAATAACTCACCAAGCAGTCACGTACCTAACTAAAGATTCTAGTGGTGCTATAACTGGATCAACGAGAGTAATTTATATTGAAAATGATAAAAGTCAATGGAGACCTGCAGCGATATCAAAAGATGGTGGAAAAACATATCAATTTAGTGATCCCGATTACCCACTAATGGCTACTGGTGGACCTAAAGGTGGTCCTGTTGCCGGAGCAGGTCTTCAGAATGACTTAAATAATACCGATAGTGGAATACATAAAAATCTTGATGCACAAGTTAATAAATCATTCACAAGAGTGGGTGCAGATAAACTTAAAGGTAGAGGTCTTGCAATAGATTCAATTAAAAATAATGCTGATGTGCAAGAAATAGAAGATGCAAGTGATGATGCCGATGAAGATACTAAATTAACTGATGATCAAGAAATAGCTGCTGCAAGAGATCCATCTGCAATTAAAAGCATAAAGATGGGTGAAAGAGGAGGGACTAGATCTGCATCAGGTTCATTCGGTAATCATGTATATCCATTAGATCTCGGTGTTACAGGACAGGATGTCCTTAAATTCACAATGCTAAAATATGTTCCATCTGATATTAATATGGATGGCGGTCTTCTTGGCGTTGATACTAGTGCAAGAAATACCGACTTTGAGGGATTAAGTGATAGAGAAATATTAGGGACTGTTATTCTTCCTATTCCTGGTGGTATTCAAGATAATAATCAAGT